AATTTAGACTTAATAGCTTCTCTATAAATTTGATCAGGCTTAGGAATATCACCTGTGTATTTGTAAGGAACCTTTTGCGAATACTTGCTAACAGGTTTCTCGTCAAGGTTTTTGTGCTTTTTCACATCATTTCCCCTTGTCTCTCATCAACCCTAGTAATAATCGGCCTACTAATCCTGATCGTCCCATAAGCCGGTTCAAACCGTTTCACAGTAGCTTTAACGTTATACATGCGCCCCTCTTCTGCCGCCACGATTTTATCCCCTGTATAGACAAGTCTTTCCTTATCCGCAGTCTCGAAAACGTGACGCCATTTAGTCACTTCCTGATCCATGATTTTGGACAGGTAGCTACTCAGCCTAATAAGCTCACACTTACCCGCTTCAAATCGATCACCCGTATGTAGTCGGGCAGCGATAGGTCCAGTCATAGCGAACATCACACTATCCTTATGCTAGGAACCTTGACAACTTTAAGCTCAGATACAGGAATCTTGTGCCTTCGCGCGTAGTCCTCTTTAAACTCTTTCTGCGATACATATCCAGCGTCTATGCGCGAGACTTCCTTTCCATTGTGGTACAGGACAAGTTTATTGCCGAAGTTACCCATCACTTCCAATCCTCTTTATCACCTATATAAGCAACTTTCCATTCTATATCCCGACTAGCTTTTGCTTTATCCCGCGCCGTATCTGCTTTCTCACGGTCGTCATAAATCTTTGGCATAGCGCGCCAGCTACCTTTAGGACGTTCTTTATAGACCACAATATACATTTCCATTTTCCCTCTTTAACCCATATAGAAATACAAAAGCCGCTAGGAAAGTCAATCCCTAGCGGCTTCTATATGTCAAATATGTGAGAAATAGATTTAGGATCACCGCCCTTCGTCATTGGTGGTAGGCGCTCGCTTCCTCGATCGCCTGACAGGGGGAGTTTGCTGCGGTTCTGGTTTGTTGTCAATCAGTTTGAAGTCACCATCTATGACGTTACTGTTAGGCTCTTTCTCAAAGATAAAGACGCGCCCTTTCTTGACTTCCCTAATCAAGTCCTCAAGAAGATAGAGGGCTAATATTCCCATTAATGAAAACAGTATTAGCCACGTCTCTAGTTTATTTTTCATGAAAATCTCGCTATGATATTCCGGTCATCTTCGGTTTCATCAACCTTAAACATATTTCGCCACGTAGGATAAGGAAGCGCCCCGACTGCTACAAAGGCCGCCCGAGCATCTATATAAGTAGCAAAGTTAATGGTTATGGGCAAATCTTCCCTCCCCTTCCTCATATACTGTACGATCCACGGTTTTTGTATCATCTCACATTCCTGTCGCTCTAATGTTGCGGGTAGTAAACATTGTTTCACCATTGAGTTTGAACTTGGGAACCGGATGGGCGTATTCTATCACTTCTCCTTGACATACCCTAAGTATTTCTTTGGCGGTGAGTTTGACGCCTTTGGAGGCTTTCTTGATCTCCTTACCTTCGTCAAATATGGCATAGAGTTTCTTGCCAGCTATCGCGACTGTATCGCCGCGCGCCTCAGTATCCCAAGCGCCAAGTTCTTGCGGGTTCAGTTTGATCCCCGGAACTTCCTCTAGGTGTTCGCAGATGATGCTGTCCGTATCACAATATACGGGTCTGGTAGCGGCTTGGATGCCTCTAAGGAGCGAAGCGCGGGCGGCGCTAGTGATGCTGGCGGCGGTTGCGACATTAAAGAAGCTGCCCCCTCTCACCTTTTGCGGGGCCGCATAGATCATGCGCCCATCGCGGATAGTGTGGAGATACCATCCGTATGGGCTATGCGTTTTTTCCTCATCACAATCAACGCATAGTTCCTTGGGTTCTTTCTTGACGATACGGTTATGACATTTGAAGCAGTAAGCGGGCGTTGGCACTTCATCCGGATCGAAAAGCCAGTTTTCATATTTGCGGGGGTCTTGTGCGAATTTCCCATAGCTACTGTTCATGACGAGTTTATAGAACAGTCTGCGCACTTCATCCTTGTTGGCTGTAGCCTCTAGGCGCAGCTTATAGAATTCATCTATAAACTCCGCAAAGTTAGTTTCCGTGTCAAAGTAAATGCTGTGATAGACCTTGTGGATTTTGAGCGTCTTTGTCTCTAGGCCGGCCTTGATCTCATGGATACATGCGAAGAAGTCATAGGTGCCTATCGGAAAGTCCAGTCCGCCATCGGGCTTGCGGATGGGGAGTGCGCCGAGGCTCCAAGCTCTTATTTTGGCGAAATGTGTCTTTTCCGTAATGCGCGCTTCGTATCTAGGGAAGTCGGATATGGGGTGGTTATAGCGCCGCATGACATCGGGATAAGAGGAATTGATGTCATAGACTTTGAAGTCACCTTTAAGGACGCCTGTAGCGAAGCATTGGTTACGTCCGCCGAAATAGTAGGGGCGTAGTTCTTCGTCCAGTTGGGCGCTTAGTTGCTCAAAGCCGTGATAGCTGCGCAGCATCGGCAAGGCGACGCTTGCCATAGTCATTTTGTCGCCAAACATTTCATACCATTGCGTGACTAATTCGCTTAGGGAAGTGCAATCACGCTCTTGATACTCACGGATCGTTTCCTTGAAAAAGTCGCGACAGGTAGTTTCCTCGCGCGTCTTTATATCACAAACGCCCCATTGCTCCATAATGTCGTAATCAGATTGACGCTTCTTCTCATATTCAGGGGCTACAGGAACACCATTAGTTACCTTGATTTTGTCATATGATCCAAGAGGGACAGGGATCATAGAATAGCTGTCGCGGAACTCTTGCTTACCGGCCATGACGCGAACGAGGCGTCCGTTGATGATGAAGGGGGAGTGCCCCTTGTCGAAGTAATCAACGAAGAAATAGAAGTCGAAGTTACCGCCATTGTGGACGAGGATAAGCAGTTCCTCGCCCTCGTGGTTTTCCTTAAGATGTCTGAAAAACTGGTCGATGCAATCATCGCCCCAAAAGTCGAAATATTCGGCAGTATCGGTAAGATAGAAACCGCATGTAAAGGGTTTCACAACTCTACCGGGGGCGAAAGGGTCAGTTTCTGTGTCGAACACACAGATACGCTTTTTGATGACAGCCGGGTTATAGGGCTCCGGCTCGATTGGTATTGTCCATTGGATTTGTTTGGGTTTCGATCCGGTGCGGCGGATGATCTCCATTATTCTTATCCCCTATCAGCGTCTACATAGCCAGCGGCTTCAAGCTTTTTAGCGAAGCCTACAGCAGTCTCATATCTATCACAGTAAGTTGCTTCTCCAATAGTGAAAACATACCACTTATTGCAGATCATCCGTAATCTATACCAAAATAGATCACTCATTTCTTTCTCCTTTCCCTAGATGCTTGCGCCCGTTTCCTAGCGGCCTCTTTATAGGCTTCATATTCAGCAGGGTTAGCCATACGCTTTTCGCGTTTCTTCCTGTCTTTCTTCGCCATTTGAGCGCGGATATAGTCAGCACGATCACGCGGCAAAGTCGCCAGATATTCGGCTTTAGATTTGCGGGTGCGGCGTTGGGGCTTGATGCCAGCGGCGAGGCGTTCGCGCTTGCGCTGAGTTGGCCCACGCATCAAATATTGGTCGTTACCGTGCAAGCGGACGATAGAGAAGTTGGCAAATTCTTCCTGATTGTTCTCAGGCTTCGCCATAGCTTGATAGATGTTGCTATCAGCTTTGTAGTGCAACATATAATCGAGAAGTTCTTTAGTATTAGGGAAAACCCTATAGCTTTCATTCCCTTGATACTTAAACGCGAAATATTCCTCTGGAAGTTTGAGGCTGTCAATCCCTTCCTTTAGCTGCTCTACCAGTGTCCGCATGTCATAGACGGTATGGGGAAGTTCTACCTCTTCCATCATTCCGCCTTTGACTGGACGGACGCCGGTAAGCTCGCCGCGTTTCAGGCGGTTGCGGAAGGTTGCTGTGGTGGGTCCGATGACTTTATTACCGCCGACAGTTTGCCAGCCTCTAGCTTTGGCGGCTTCGGCAAGTTTCTTGGGAACTTTGACGGCTTTATATCCAAGATCGGCGGCGTGTTGAAATTCTTTAACTTTGCGCACCACTTCCTTGGAAATATAGCGTCCACCGTGCAACTTGGTTTGCTTTGAAAGTATGCCCGCTTTTTTGAGTTGCTTGGCCGCATATATGAGATTTTTATCTCTTTGCGTTGAGCTAATCTTGCGCTTATACTTTGCCACGCTTGATCCCTATCCGTGCGGGTGTAGGGCACAAGTGGGGAGCGGCGGATTTATCTCATAGATAAGTCCGCCAATCTTCCAAATGTAGGAGGCAGAACCCCCGCCCGACTGTTCCGAGAGTATCACGATGGCGTTGATATTCAAGCACTTTGTTTTCATTATGAAAGACAAATAGATGACAACCCCAATCACTCCTATTTCCGACTTATATGTAGCGGGACGCTTGGATACTCCCGATCCTACATTGCCCCGCGTTGCGGTAGCCAGAAACTTAGATTTTAGTGCGGCGGCTGCCTATGAGTTTGATTTTACCGTGACTAATCAAAACATGGTATTCGGCACCGTCCGAAGCATGTTTCTAGACAACAGCAGTAATGCCGATGAGGTAGAGGTTACGGTATCGGGAACGGATCAGTTCTTTACGATCCCCGCTTATGCGGAAGGTTACTTTACCATCACGGCTACTAAGACTAGCAAAATCCGCATTTTCTCTGACGGTCCTGCTACCGATCAGATTACGTGTGTATTCTACAACTTTGAACAATACCCCCAAGTCTGGTATAGATTTGGCACAGATAATAAGGATATACCAAACAAGGTCTATGGTGCCAATGCCGCAGGCGTCGATGCAGATGCGGCTACATTTAACAATCCTATTCTTATGGGCGGCACGGAAGCCGGCGGCACAATTCAGAGGGTTTTGGTAGATGCTACGGGGCGCTTAGTCGTCGTCGGCGGTGCTGTGGGCGGAAATGTGTTCGGGACTGACGCCATTGGCGTACCACCTACGCAAGCGCCTGTTTTCATTGGTGGTATTGATAGCATTGGTGATATTAAAGCTATCGAGTTTAACGCGGCGGGCGAAATCCCCACACATGACGAGGATGTCTTAGACGCGGTTGACGCGCTTACTGATGAGGTAGCGCGAGCCGATACGGGAACTATTACCAGCGTCGTTAGTGCTGCCGCTGACACGATTATTCTTGCCGCTAATGTGAATAGGCAGGGGGCAACTATCTTCAATGATAGTACGGCTATTCTTTATCTAGCCCTATCCAACGTCGTTGCTACCAATGCAGTCTATACAGTGCAGATAGCGGCGGGCGGCTACTATGAAGTTCCCGCCAAATATACAGGTATCATCAAAGGTATTTGGGCCGCCGCCAATGGCAACGCTCGGGTTACGGAGCTTGTATAATGCTAGTTAATCCTGTCATCCAGATCAACAAAAGCGGCCCCTTTGCTTCGCGCGCTGAGGCTATACTAACGACTATTCCCGCCATTGTGCAGGTATTGGAAACAAGCGGATACTATGCGGCGGGCGATGGTGGTGGTGGTATTCACACTCGCCAAGCTGTAGCTCCGGCTAGAGGAAGCTATTTCCAGACGCTTGACGGGGCCTATTGGCTTTATCAGCCGGACGAAATGGGCTATAATATTCGTGCTTTTGGCGCGCGTCCCGCTCCCGATCTAACCGCCGAATTATATGCAGCGGCTAATGCTACCGCCATTCAAGGTGCTCTAAATGCTGTAGATACTGATACGGAAGGCGCTTTTAGTGTATATGTTCCCGATGGTCTCTATTGGGTAACGGGAGCGGGAGCGCGTATTCTTGAAATTCAGGATCAAACCAAGTTTTATGGCAATGCTCTAGAACGTGCTCTTATTGTGGCCGATGATGCCACAACCGCACCAATTTTTATTCAAGATGATGGTAGCGCAGTCAAAATTGAAATCTATAACATTACTTTTTACGGTAACGATAACGCCAATATTACCAGCGGTGTAAACCTTGGTAATCGAGGGACCGTATTCGGAACCTATGGTAGTATTGATAACGTCATGGTTAGGAACCTTCCTAACGGTGCCGGTTATAAACTTAAATGCAACATTGTCGCTTGTGGACGACTTTATACGATTGATTGTCAAGATGGTGTATTGAGCCAGCCCGGTAGTGTCGGGTTCCATGCGGAAACTGTCAACGTCATCGGTTATAGCGGTATAGGTGTTCAATCCTATGATGAGGATTATATCGGTTGGCTGGAATGTGAAGGTCCAGCATCTGATGGCGCTATTTCATGGGAATTGAAAGGTAACGCGGCGGCGGGCGGATTTATCAATTCTATCGGTCTAGGTATTCGTCAGAAAACAGTTGTTCGAGTTGATCCGGCCCTAGTCAATAACTTCTCTATCGCCGCCCTTAATAAGTTGCGCGCGACCAATGCGGCGGATCATACGCAAGACGCTCGTTGGGGCAACTATACTACACCCTATGATACTGGCGTTTTGACTGCCGTAGGGGCCGCTACCGCGACTATTGCTGGGAAGAATTGGGAACCGGATAGCCTCATCGGTGGAGCGGTTTGGGTTACAGCCGGAACCGGGTCTAACAATAATGGCACATGGGCCATTATTGCAAGTAATACTAAGGACACAATTACTGTTTTAGGTTCATGGGCAAGTTGGACAGTTGGGCCGTATGTTGCCCCTGTCATCGGTTCTACAATTGCTATTGACGGCTTTATTACGCGGCTAGGCGGCGGCGTTCCTTGGGGCGCTGCTAGAGGGATCGCTACGGATAGCATTTCTAGTAAGACAGGCAGTTTCAATGCGGCTACGGTCAACACTCTGGCGAATACTACCCTTAACGGTAAAACCGTCATTGCAGATACGTCTCTCAAAGTTGGATCACTTGCGGCATCTGCTACCTTTACGAATATCCTTAGGGCAACAGCCTCTATTGATATTCCCAATATTGCAGCAGGTGGAACGCAGACAGTAACTTTCGCTATGGCAGGCGCTCAAGCCGGAACGCCTGTGTTTATCGGTTTGCCCAATGGTCTCAATGCTGGCATTTCTCTAGATAAAGCATGGTTGACGGCCGATACTGTCAACATGACATTTAGAAACAATACGGGAGCCGGTATTGATCCAGCAGCCCTAACCTTTGCCGCTATTGCGTTTACTACCTAAGAGGAAGGAACCCGCACAAATGAATACTTGTATAAGGAACCCGCACAAATGAATATGATGTCAGAAATGTTCGCGGATATGCTCAAGAAAGCAATTCCGCCCGAAGTTGCAGCGATGTTGACCGAAGAAAAGTTGAAAGAGTTTGGAGAAAAAGCAAACGCTTTTGTTTCTGATCTAAGAATGTCTCTAGATCAGATAAAGGAAACCCAAGCGGCGCATACATTGGCGTTCGCTGAAATAAGGAGCGCTATTGATGACAACGGTAGTGGTAGAACAGCCGGAAAACGGAGTAAGTCAAACGGCGCTGGCGACAGCCTTAACGGAACAGCCGGTAACAGCGACAACGGATAACGATGTCGCTGTAGCAGCTATTCAGGCGGACGCTCAGGTTCAGATTGCCGCAATTGAAGCGGACGCCTCTGTAGCTAGGGAAGAGAGTTATGCGGAAGTCCAGAAAGCCCGCATAGATAATGAGGAAGATATTTCATGGCGTATGTCCCGTTTGGAGGAACGACAGACGGAAATTCTAGCGAAGCTGGAAGTTCTGACAACCCCGGCAATAACGGAGCCGTTGCCCATTTCCTTGGAGGAAGCGACAACGGAAGTAGTGGAAGCGGCGAGCGAGACGCTAGAGGCGACGAATTTGATCCCGCAATCCACATCGACAGAGACAAGCGAAACGCAGACGGAAGCTTCCGAAAAAAGCGAGGAAGAAAGTCTGCTACCGCCGCTCCTAGAAGTCGGACGAAAGCCGATAATCAAGCTAGTGTAGAAGGGTTGACGCGAATACTTGCAATATTCCATGTGGGTATTGCAGCCGCTACTAAAACGCCTGAAATGGTGTTGCAGGATGCGGAAGCTTCCAATCTAGCGGCTGCTACAGCCAATGTATTGGAAGAATTTGATATTCGTCCTGATCCCAAAATTGAGGCGGTTATCGGTCTGGTTACAGCCGCCAGCATGATCTACGGGCCGCGTATCTATCTGATTACAGAGCGCAAGAAACGGGAAGCTGTAGAGCGCGCTCAAAAGAAAAATGAAGAGGTTGTTTATCAATGATTGTTCGCGGCCCTACAGATCAGCAAAGAGTTGTGGTCTTAGGCCGCACAGGGTCAGGCAAATCGCAATTCGCGATTGCCCTACTCTCTACACGTAATTGGGATGAAATGCCGTGGATCATCATAGACTATAAGGGAGAAGATTTGATCTATGAAATCCTACAAAAGAACAAGGGTCGCGTAAGAACGCTAAAACCTACTGATAATCCTCCTAAGGAAGCGGGGCTATATTATATGCGTCCGCTTCCGAAAGTGGATGATGAGCAAGTAGAAGCGTTTCTATGGAAAGTCCATAAACAGGGACATTGCGGGTTGTTCCTAGATGAAGGTTACGCGCTTCCGCAAAAAGATGCGTTTGACGTAATACTTACTCAGGGACGTACCCTCTACATTCCTGTTATTTGTCTTTATCAGCGTCCGGTCTGGATGAGCCGTTTTGCTGTAGCTCAGGCGGACTTTGTAGCAGTATTCGCACAGATGGATGATAGAGATTTGAAAACTACATCGTCATTTGTGAAGCCAGCGAAAGGAGAAAATGGCGAACTAATAACGGTAAGAACGGAGTTGCCACCCTATTATTGCTTGTGGTATGACGTGGGGCAAGGTGTTTCAACTGTCTTGCGCCCCGCACCGTCCAGACAGGCAATTATAGACACCTTCACCCGGCGATTGCAGCCGACAAAAGCGAGGGCGCTAATCTAATGGACGCAGTATTGCTAACGTGGCGTTGGCAAAATATTCTCTCCATATGGATCATCGTTATTGCGCTTTTCTTACTGATAACAGTAGGAAGCCAATTGATGATGCGTATGGAAGCGAATAAGGCCGCCGATAATGCCTGATCTACTTCCTAACTTCGCCATCCTGAGAAGTCCGAGCAATTGGTTTCTTGTGGCGTTCGCAATGGCAATTCTTGCCTTGGTTTCTCATCTGTTTTTCAAAGGAAAACTGACTAATGGGTAATATTCCGCAGAAGCCCGCTCAGACAAGCGCGCAGCAGAACGCTATGGCGCGTGCTGCTATTCTTATGGGCGGCGTTGATCGTTTGCAGCAGATTTATTCCGCCGCTATCAATCCTGATAATCAGACGATTGTTAACATCAATCCTCAGAATGTCGGTCTTGTGCGTGGCTTCCTCATCAAAGTTAGCGGCACTATCGAGAATACCGATGTCGGCGCTGGAGGCGCGGATATTACGCGCACTCCGTTTGGCGCGTCCAACTTGCTCCGTAATATTCAGTTTACGGACATCAATAATCAGGTTCGGCACCAGACGCAGGGTTGGCACCTTTCCATGATAAATTCGGCTAAACAGCCGATGGTTATTGGTGGAGCCTATGCGCCGAATATTCCGGTTAGCTACGGTAATAACTACGACGTTATGACCGCTCCCGCGACGATTGCCGATAATGAGACTGGCGATGTCCAGTTCTACTATTATCTGCCCCTGTCCTATTCCAAAACTGATCTTCGCGGCGCTATGTGGGCGGGCGTTGTCAACGCGGTTGCTCAGCTACAGCTTGAAATCAACCCTACGCCAGTAACGGCGGCGGGCGACGAAGGGCTTTGCGTCTATCAGGGCAATACTGGCGATTGGTCTGGCAACGTCACTATCACTGTCTGGCAGGATTATATTGACCAAATCCCGATGCAGGGTAACGGTCAACCGATCCTTCCGATGGAAGATATCCAGACGCTTTATTCGCTGAATAACACGACGCTTTCGGCGCTCGTTGCGGGTCAGGACTTTGGCGTCCCATTCGCTAACTTCCGCAACTTCCTTTCCACCGTGCTTGTCTATGACAATGCAGGGGCCTACAATGCGGGAACGGATATTAACTATTTCGCCCTCCAGACGGCGAATAGCTCTAATATCTGGAAGTATGGGCCAGAGGAAGCGGCCTTCCTCGCGCGCTCTACTTTCATGGCGGACCCACCTGTAGGTAGCTATTACTTCGATCATCGGTACAAGCCGATTAGCACTCAGCAGTTTGGTAACACGCAGATTACGGTCAATCCGTCCGCTGTTACCGCTGGCGCGTCGCTTTGGGCCGGTTTCGAATATTTCTCGCAGGCGTCTCAAGTGGTGTTCGCCGGTTCGCTTCCGTCTGGCGGCTAAGGATTATAGGGGAAGTTACGGCTTCCCCTATACTTCTCTACGGAGGCATAAATGAACGTTATTCAGACTATCACACGCCCATGGCGCGAACCGCTCGATTATATTGAGCTTGTCATTTGGGTGGTTATCTTCGCAATCGTTGCCTTTGCTTTCTATGACATGCTCCGCATTCTTGCGGCATGGATGGCGCAGGCGGTTTCCTGAAAGGTATAGATATGAAAATTCTAAGCGTTTCCGTTGGAACTCTCCTTCTCATTGCGGCGGTTGTCTTTGTCGTCCGCAAGTGGGGCAATTCAATCCCGGTTGTTTCTTCCATTAGCTAGGACTGAAACCTTGCGCCAGTCGACCGTAATATTTGGGACGCTTCTATTCGCGTTTATCGTGTATATCACGTTGCGCGGACAGCTTCCCGCTTATCTCGATCTATTCAAACCGGGCGCAAATACATCTTCCCCCATCGCTTCCAGTGGCGTTGCGACTTCTAGTGCATCATCTGGAAGTGGTGGGGGAGGCATCGGGGGCGCTATTGATAAGGCGTCCGATGTAGTCAACAAAGGTAAAAGTCTGATAAATCAGATGAAAGGATTGTGGAACTAATGCCCATATTCTTTCTCTTTGTTGGTATCATGCTTGTAGTGGTCGGGATCAACAATAAGATCAGCGAAATGGGAGCCCTTATTAAAGAGGATTTCCGCCCGACTAATGGAAGCCCCGGTTTTCACGTTTGGATAATAGCAATATTCGTAGCGGGGAGCTTGGGCTATATTAAGGAGCTAAAGCCGGTTGCAAATGCCTTTCTGGCGCTAATCATCGTGGCGATGTTCTTTAAGAGAGATACAGGCTTTTTCGAGCAATTTACCCAAGCATTTGAAAGGAAGTAACATGGGAAATACTATGGGCCAGATTGTGACGGTTCTGACCGCTATTGTCGGCGTTGCGATCCTGTCGGTACTTGTGTCGCGCAATTCGCAGACGCCCAAGGTTGTCGAAAGCTTCGGCAACGCCTTTAGCGGTGCACTGCGCGCAGCTACCGCCCCCGTTACCAACAGTGGCGGACTTGGCAATCTCCAGTTCTAAGCCGGGGAGCAAATAAAATGGCTTTCTTTGGCTTCCTATTCCGTAAGCGCCCACTTGCGGATGAACAGAATACGGGGCGCGAAGCGTTCCAGCAGTCTATGGGCTATTCGCCGGTAGCGTATAACGGTAATGGGGGCTTCACTGTTCTTCGAGCCATGCGCGCTACCACTCCCGCCGGTATTACCCCCGGCCCCACGCATAAACTCAACGACCCGACCGTTACCGGAAACACTGGCTACAGCCTTAATCAGCAGCCGCTTTCCGATGACAATGGGGTTATGAGTGGCGCGCAGTTCTAGGATGGGAATATTTAGATGGCATTTCATCCTGTAGAATATGTTAAAGCGCACCCTGTCGCTGGCGGGATTATTATCGTTGTCGGCGGTATCATCTTCCTTATGGTGACGGGACTTGTTGGAGGCGGAGGGGGTGGCGAAGCCTCAGCTTCCAGTGACCGGCCTAGCGATGCCGAAATCATGGCTAATGCGCAAATCCAAGCCGCACAGATCAACATGCAAGGCGCTATCGCTGGCGCGCAGATCGGGGCCGGGGTACAACTCAATAGCGACAATAAAACCGCCGAAGTCGCTATGGCGCAGATCACCGCCGCTAGGGATTTGGGGCTTGCTCAAGTTGACGCACAAAAGACGGCGGTTGTGTCAACTATTCAAGGGCAGAATGCTCAATATCAGGCGATTGTCGGCGCACTGCCAATGGTTCGGAAAAAGATGCGGGATGAAGTCTTGCAATCTCTTACCACTGGGCAAGTAGTCGGCTATCAGGGTCCGCCTGGACCCGGCACTATCACTCAGATCGGGCAGGCCGCTGGCGGCATCGCTTCCGCTATCGGTAGCATTGGTGGTCTATTCTCCGACCAGCGCTTGAAAGAGAATATCGTCTATCTTGGCGAAGATAAGCGCGGAATGGGCGTCTATGAGTTCAACTATAAGGGGAGTAAAACCCGCAGACGTGGTCGCATCGCCCAAGATGTGATGCGTTCTTACTCTGAGCTTGTGCATCAGGATAATAAAACAGGATATTTGAAAATCAGCGCGCAGGCTCTCTAATGGGTAGCATCACAGACGCCTATAACTATTTCCTGTCGCAAGGGTGGTCTAGCGCCCAAGCGGCGGGAATAGTTGGCAATCTGCATTATGAAAGCGGGGGCCTGAATACGGGGGCTCTAGGCGACGGAGGAAGCGCCTACGGTCTCGCGCAATGGCATCCTGACCGCCAATCTATCTTCCAAAAAGTGTTTGGTAAATCCATCAAAGGATCAACCTTTGAGGAGCAACTGGCTTTCGTCAATTACGAGCTTAATAACAGCGAAAGTAGAGCGGGCGCGCTCTTACGAAAAACAACCAATGTGCAAGACGCCACGCGGGTATTTGCGGAAGCCTATGAACGCCCCGCCAATATGTCTAGCCTTCCCGCCCGCGTCAAAGCGGCAGCGTCCGCTATAGGGAATGGGGAATGGGATATAGGGGGCATCTTCTCTAAAGCCTTTGGGCTGGCTATGCCGGGTGGCGCTATCGCGACAGCGGCCAACGAAGCGGCTAACGCTGTAACCGGTGCAGTTCCGGGGACTGGCTTACTCGCTTGGCTTCAAGAATTATTCTCATTCAGAACAGCGGCTAGGTTTTCCGCTGTATTTATCGGTATTGTCTTGATCGGACTGGCAATAGCCGCACTCGTTCTACTGTCCGATAATGGTAAGCAAATCATCAAGGAGGCTGTCTAATGTCTAGCTTTGTGAAGTTTCTCAACAAATATGCAAACGAAGCTGTCAGCATCGCCAGCGCGCTCAACAGCGTCCTTTCTGGCATCGCGCTTCCGACTACTGAGCGCAACAAGGTCGAACAGGTAATCGCAGAATTGCAGAAAGCGTCCGCCTCGATCCTGTCGGGCATCAAGAGCGTTACGGAGCCGTCCGTCAAAATCAGCAAAGCCGACATCGCCGAAGCGGTTGCCAAGGTTCTTCCTTCCGTTCTCAAGGAAGAAGTCGCCAAGGCGGTTGCTCTGGCACTGGAAGAACAGGCTAAGTTGAATGCGGAGAAATCCGATGACAGCAAATAAGGCCCCGAATTTAGTACGGGATAACCCTCCCCGCTTCACTAAGGGAATGCTATTCGGCACTCTCTTTGCGATCCCTCTATGGGGAGTAATCATTACCGGCTTTTTCACCCTGGCGGGTTGCACAACCCCCGGCTATGAAACATGCGACACTCCCGATTGTGGTGATAACGTCAATATTGTAGTCGCTGAGTAAGGATAGCCCTATGTGGATATGGGATCAAAGTAAGGGCGAACTATCACGTAATGGGGCCTTTGTATCTGTCGGATATAGCGGCAAGGATCGTGGTAAGAATAACCCTTCCGTACAATCCGCTATCGGCATAGGGCCTATTCCACGCGGAAAGTGGAAGATAACAGGGAAATATGACAGCAAAAGCGTGGGGCCTTATGCGCTTATATTAGAGCCTTACCCCGAGACTGACACTTGCGGACGTTCCGCATTTCGCATCCACGGCGACAGCATCAAAGCGCCGGGGACAGCATCCAAGGGTTGCATCATCCTTCCTAGAGCGATCAGGGAAAGGATTTGGCTAAGTAAAGATCGCGATTTGCTAGTGACGGAGTAAAGACAATGGACAACGGGGGCGCAGCCGAAAAGGTAGAGCGTATGCTTCAAGATCATGAAACGCGCATAAAGCGCCTAGAAACCGTCTATCCGGGTATTCAAGAGATTACGGACATTGTTACCAGCATCAAGAAATATGTAAAGATATGGGGGCCTATAGTCGCAACAGCCGCAATCAGTAGCGGGATCGTTAGCGGGAAATGGGGCGCGTTCTTTAGGGCGCTCTTGCAATAGATTTGTCGGCGGTGGGCGAAAGAAAACCCCGGTAGAGTGATCTACCGGGGTTTTCCTGTTACCTATGAGGGAGATTATTTCCCTTTGGGAGCCGCCAGAGCCGGAACCTTCTGAGGCATCGGAAGCGCCTTGATCGCTTCCTTAACCTCATCAACCGACTGCGAACCCTGATTGAGTAGATCGTTGACGGTAAAGACATAGCTAGTCGCCGCATCGGCGTCATAGGACGCATATACGTCGAAGGCAATCTTAACACTGGTAACGTCGCTGTCCGCCGAGAAGATGCTGACAATAGCGTCGTTCACATAGCCGGGAAGATAGAGGGTACTACCCTCCTTGCTTTCGCCGTCCGCATTCGAGCCTTCAAACTGGCCCATAAGACCGAAAGCGACTTCGCCAGCCTTATCGCCTTCCTTAATCTTGTAAGGCTTTAAGCCAGTAACGACGCCAACGAAGCGCGCCAGATGGTGCTTTTCTTCCTGATTGCTGAGAACAGTTTTCAGGATCGCGGCCTTGTCCCAACCGAGTTCCTTGACGGACAGCTTGCGGCCAATCTCTTTACCGATAGTCATGTGCGGATATTCCCTATATAGAAATGCCCCGCTTTGAAGGTAGCGGGGCTAACCTTTTCCTCGCCTTAGAGCGAGAACCCGGTGACGGCAACAGCGTCCGGCGACTTGAACCGGGCCTGTAGCTTCGTCATTTCGCCCTCAAGAGCAGCGAAAATCTTTGCGACCTGTTCGTCCGTATATTCATAATTGGTGGTCGAAGCGAGGCCGCCGAGGTTTGAGATGGCGTCGAGGGCCTTGTTCGTACGCGACACAGCGAGGCGCTTGAACTTGTCCGCCTTCGTCTCAGCAGCTTCGGCGGCGGGGGCAGTCGTCTTAGGCATTGCGGGTTTTCCTCTGTTGAAACTACCTCTCTAGGTAGCGGGTTGATCCTAGTTGTTTCGGTTCAAGATGCAAGTGGTGTTTTAGGTTTTTCAGATATTTCTTCGTAACATTGATGCGGATCAGGATTGAAACCGTCCGATGCAAATACAGTGCGGCCGCAACCACCACAGAGAAGCATTACAGGAGCGTACTGTAAAGGTTGCCCTAGCTTGTCCCAATCTGGTTGGTAGCGGGGGCCTTCTCTATGCGTTATTATATACTCTTTGCGGGGCGCAGTATGGGCCTGAATGCGAGCGCCGATTAGAATACCTACCGCGCCGCTCGTTAACGCGACCGCGACCATGGATAATGCTGGCATGATTTTCTCCCTATGAAACCGTCCGACAGAACGGACTAGGAAACCTACTACATATGAAAACAAAGTCAATAAGCCGCCTTGCGGGCCACGCTGCAACACGGTATAAAGGAGCCATTGAAGCACCGCCCGACAGCACCAGCTTCAACCCGCACCTTCGGGTCGCGACCGAGAACCCCCGGAGCTTCCCCTAGGCTCCGGGGGTTTCTTCGTTTGGCAAGATGCCTTCGACGAAGTGAGCCGGAAATGCGATGAAATTATTTTTCATATATGTGTGATTATATTTGACATATGTAACGGGGTCTGTAGATTGAGCGGACAGATAGGGAGATAGGGAAATGCGACGCCTCAATAATAGAGATCGACACATTCTTGCCGAACGCCTCCGTAAAGAACATTGGGAAAGAGCGTCCAAGAACAAGACATACGAACAATGGGAAGCCGAACAACAACCTAAGTTAGCAAGCTAAGGTGGAAAACCTGATAGCTATAACCTGTGGCATCGCCTTCCTGAGCATAGGAGGAAGCCTGCTACTAGCACGCGGATTAACCAAAATCCTTTGGTGGATCGCGACAGGGGAGTAACCCGCATGAAAACGCTATACGCTATTGTCTATCCAGACCGTGAACATGGTGGATGGATCATATATAATAGGATCGCTAGCGACGACAAGATTTTCATGCAATCAAGACTGGACTATGTTAAAAAGACTTGGCCCCAAGTGCTGTGGACTATGGTGCACTGGCAGGTGCCGAATGACTTTCACTAGGGAGAAGTAACGATGAAGAATACCAAAGCACCGATGAAGTTGACGGGAACTACTTTTGTTGATGAAGCTAGCGAAGTGGATAAGGAGAAGTATCGACAGCAAATGGTGCAGATGTTTGGATGCTCCTCGCTTCCGGCTGTACAGTATAAAGGGGAGTTGATCCCGGCGAGGGTGTTGTGATGGGTAGAAAGCATGGCACTAAAGCGCACATTCAGCGCGGCACCAACTGGGGAAGTCATCAAACACCTAGAACACATGGACATGTGCTGAGCCAACCTTGGTATTTGCC